TATAAGAGACAGCATCAAGACCGGCTATTGGAGCCCGTCCAAGAAAGAAGATCTTGTGCAGCGCCTTGGCCGGTATGAGGACATCGGACTCACGCCAGAAGAGATCATGGCCCGGCTTTCCGCACAGGAAACGGCAATCGACGTGCCTGTGATCGAGACCGACGTTCGACCAGATCATGGTCGACATTTTCACCACTGAAAAAAGGGAGTGACCATCATGAAGACTTACAAGCACCCTTCCCCTGTTCCCGGCACCTTCCGGCGCAATCCTTACTGGAAGCTGCAGGCGCTCTTCCGGGAGCGCGGCTTCCATGACTACGAAGTCGCCGCCGCTCTCGGCACCAGCCCCCAGTGCCTGAGCCGCCGCATCCGGGGCGCGGCCCCCTGGCCCAGCGATGAGGTCGCCGCCATCTGCAAAATCGTCGGCATCCCGCAGGAGCAGATCGGCTACTATTTCTTCCCCGACGTTGAACCCGAAGGCAAAAAGGAGGCATCCGCATGAGAATCAAATCTGGCGTCTTTTACTGGCTGGCGGTTGCCAGCGGTGCCGTCGGGATGCTGTATGCACTGGGCTTTGCAGGCAGCATCGAAGCCCTCGGCGTCATCTCCGACACCGACTTCATCACCGCGATGGTGCTGCTGTTGCTGGCGCTGTTCTTCGCCCAGCTGGGCGACCATGCCGCAGAGCGCGAAAAGCAGCACATCGGCCTGGCTGTGACCGAGGACCGAGAAGAAAATGCCCGGCGGGGTGCATGACATGACCAGGCAAAAAGAAAGAGCCTGCCCGTGCACCACCACGGACAAGCCCAATACAAAGATATTGCACCCCCAGTATACCATGGACTCCGGCTATCTGCAATATGTGGGCGTGAGTTACTACGCCGCAGATGATCGCGGACACACATTCCCGGCCGCCGTTGCCCTGCGCATCGACAGGACCCAGTACGGTGAGCTGATCCACTGACTGGATTTTCACCTGAAAGGCAAAGACCCTCCGCCTGCGCTGTACGCGCTGGAAATGCTGCTGCAGCATCTGGAATACCTGCGCGGCGGGCGGCACTACCTTTACAACTCGATTTACGAGATCACGCTTTTGGAGGATGCGTTGTGAAAAAACTTGCTGTTACTTACACCTGCCACGAACACCTGTCGTCTCTGGATGCTTTGGAGACCGTGGCATATTTTGAAGTCGAGGATGATGTGGCCACCGATATGCTGGAGGTCGAAAAGCCGTTTGGGTTCATTGCCGTTAAAAGCAGTCACCAGAGCCACATTGCGATGATCGTGTATTGGATTGCAGCGGCGCACGACCGCTATATCCTTCAGAGTGATCGGATCCTTGATGTCGCATTAGCTTGACATCGCTTTTCCCTCCAATGGTGGCAGGCGGTAAAACAAAAGCCACTGCCAGTGTATAGCACAGAAAGGAGTGTTGACCTTTATGGCAACGACCAAAGCAACAACGCCCCGCCGCAAGGCCGTGCAGAGTGCACAGGAGTGCCCGACGGCACCGGTGGTGCAGTTTCCCTTATCTATCCCCACTCCCCGGCAGACGCGCCCTGCGGAAGCCGTGGTGATCGTTCAGGAGACGGCAAAGGATGCCGTAAAGCTTTTTGTGATGCCGAGCCCGTCCGCAGTGCGTGGCATCCTGAATGAAACATTCGGCCCACTGGGCTGGGCAGAACGCCGCTATTTCGCGGACGGCCGCCTGTGGTGCGCTGTGGGCGTGTTCAACCCGTGCATGAGTGACTACTGCTTCAAAGATGCCGCCGCACTGGAAGGCAAGCATCCGGGCAGTCATGAGCGCTGGAAGGAAGAGACCAGCTTTGTGGCTGCGGCAGAGCTCTGGGGCATTGGCAGCGACGTGATGGCGCTGCCGTCCATTGTGCTGCGTGCGGATCAGGTGTCCATTGTCGGGGTGCAGAAGCCGGGCCGCAAGCCCAGCGACCCGCCGCAGCTGGCGGGCTATAAGCTGGCCACGGTGCTGGCTGTAGATAAATTTCTGCGTCACCCGGACACCGGCGAGATCATCGGCGTCCAGTTTGCGGATAAAGATGGCCGCAAGATCACATGGGAAAAGTAATCGGCCGCCTGCCGGTGGTCTATGACCCTGCCGCCCGGCGGGTGCAGGTGGAAAGCTCTGCGGAATTTGTGGAAACGCAGCTCCTGCAGCGGCTGGACGATCTGGCCCACGGGCAGCCCCTTCGCCTGACCCTGACCGTGGAGCCGGAACGTAAGGGGCGCAGCACCCAGCAGAACCGGCTCATGTGGGCGCTGCTCACCATCATGGCCGACGCCTACAACGCCGGGCGCACCGGCGGCGTGACCCCGGAAGAGTGCTATCTTGATATGCTGGAGAAGTACGGTGCCAAAGTTGATTTTCTGGAAGTCCCGGCGGGTGCGCTGGAGATCCTGCGCCGGTGCTATCGCCTCGTCCATGTGGTGGAGATCCTCAACAACGACCGCTGCACGGTCAAGTGCACGCAGGGCAGCTCTAGCTTTACCACCGCTGAAATGAAAAATCTGATCGACGGGATCTTTGACCGCCTTGCTGAAATGGGCGTGAATGATCCTATGGTAACTGCCTACTGGCAGGAGTGGAAGGAGCCGTAAATGGACAAAAGCATCATCCAGGCAGAAAAAGAGTGCTACATCTGCCGCCGCTGGTACAATGTCCGAACCACCAGCGGGCTGGAAGAGCATCATGTTATCACCGGGCCGCTGCGGGCCTTTGCTGAGCGCAACGGCCTGAAGGTCTGGCTCTGCCACCGGCACCACAACGAGCCGGGATACTCGGCCCACTTTGACGCCGGGCTTGCCTTGGCGCTGAAAGCAGCGGCTCAGAAAAGTTATGAAGAAAAGAACGGCCCCGGCGCACACGCTGCATGGATGGCCGCTGTTGGAAAGGACTATCTCGATGCTTAATGTTGTAGCTATCATGGGCCGTCTTGTGGCGGACCCGGAACTCCGCACGACCCCGGCAGGTGTGAATGTCTGCCGGTTCCGCATTGCCTGTGACCGCAGTTTCGTCCGGCAGGGCGAGCAGCGGCAGGCAGATTTCATCGACATTGTGGCATGGCGGGCGCAGGCTGAGTTTGTGTGCAGGTATTTCTCCAAGGGCAGTCTGATCGCCATCGATGGCCGCATCGAAACCAGCAACTATCAGGACAAAAACGGCAACAACCGCACCTCTTTTGCTATCGTGGCCAACAACATCAATTTTGCCGGGTCCAAGAGCACCGGCACAAAGCCGACGGATGATGGCGGCGAAGCACCCCCGGCGGGCTATCATCTCAGTGAGCCTGCACCGGAGGATTCCGAGCACGACGATTTTGCAGTGATCGACGACAGCGATGACCTGCCGTTTTAATGAAGAAAGGCAAACAGGATGAGAACAGATGGATATGTTGTGGTACAGCCGTGGATGGTGACGGACTACAATCTCAAAGGCAACAAACTCCTGATCTATGCCCTGATCTGGGGCTTTTCGCAGGATGAGCAGTCCTGTTTTTATGGCTCCACCCGTTACATCACGGATTATTTCAAGCTGAGCGAGCGGGCTGTAGTGGGAATTCTGGATGAACTGGTGGATGATGGGCTGCTCTGCAAGTGGTCTGAGCCGGTAAACGGAAGGACCACAAACAGGTATTCCGCTCTGCGCCCGGCGGCGTGCTCTGCTGAGGATGATGGGTGCAAAAATTGCAACCATGAAGAAAATGCACCCATACAAAAAGTGCAGTCTGACCCCTGCAAAAAATGCAGCTCTACCCCTGCAAAAAGTGCAGACAAGAAAGAAAATAATAATAAAAGCAAGAATAAAGGCACATCCGCAACTCGGTTTTCACCGCCCAAAGCGGAAGAGGTCGGGGCGTATTTCCGGGAGCGGGGGCTCCCGCCCACATCAGCCCAGACCGAAGCTGAAAAGTTCATTGACCGGTACACGGCCAATGGCTGGCTTGTGGGCAAAGCCAGAATGAAGGACTGGAAAGCGGCGGCGCGCAACTGGCTGCGGAACCGGAAAGAGTGGGGCCAGACCGCCGCACAGCCTGCTGGCCCGTATGGCGGGCGCACCTGGGAGGATCTGTGATGGATGCGCAAAGCGTATTGATCGGCGCGCTGCTGCTAAATGATCAGCTTGCACCGTATTCCCTGCCAGAACTCAGCATCGAGCACTTTCGGCCTGAGCTGCAGCCTGCCTTTGCCGCTGTGCAGGGGTTCTGGATCAAGAACGGTGAGCTGGATATTCTCCAGATCGTGGCGCGCTATCCGAACCAGAAACAGCCATTGATGGCCTGCGTGGGAGCTTGTGAGAGCGAATGCATCCGGCTGACCCGCGACCGCGTGGAAGAGTGGACGCGCATCATCCTGGAGGACTCCGCTAAAAGCCGCTTTCAGAGCCTTGCGCTCCGGGCTGTGGATGCCGCGACCGCCTTTGCCGATCTGCCGGACCTGTACCAGCAGATGGGACAGGCGCTGGACACCCACACCGAAAAGGGCGACTTCCAGAGCGTGGGCGATCTGCTGGATGATTACATCCGGCATCTGGGCGAAAAGCCTCAGTACATCCGCACCGGCTTGTCCAAGCTGGACGAAAATCTGCACCTTGTTCCCGGCAACTATTTCGTGATCGGCGGCAGACCCAGCGCAGGCAAAACAGCCCTGAGCCTTCAGCTGGCGGCGGGTATGGCTAAGTCGGGCAAGCGGGTGTGCTATTTCAGCCTTGAGACCGACCCAGCTACGCTGGAAGCCCGCCTGATCGCAAACCAGCTGTACGCGCCCCTCTCGGCGGTCAAAAATAAAACGCTGTCCCTGCGCGAGCTTGACCGGCTGGCAGACATGAAACACTGGCCGCTGTATATCCGGTCTGCGGCGGGCAAGGGCGTCGCATGGCTCAAAGCGCAGGCTTTGCGCATGAAGGCAGACATCATCTTTGTGGACTATTTGCAGCTGATCCATGAGCGCAGCGGCGGAGACCGCTACACAGCCATTACAGAAATTTCCATTGCACTGCATGAGCTGGCCCAGACCACCGGCATCCTCGTGGTGGCTCTGGCCCAGCTGAACCGCAACGCCGCGCGGGCCGAACCCTCCAACGCAGATCTGCGCGAATCCGGCCAGATTGAGCAGGACGCAGACGCCATCCTGCTGCTGTCCGCTGATGGGGATGCATATTTTAGCCGTCTGACCAAGAACAAAGAGGGGCGCGTGGGCAATGCCGGGCTGGAATTTGATAAAACGCTGCAGCGGTTCACCTGTGCAGCTACTTGAGTAAGCGCCGCCCGGCGGGGCGGTAACGGATAGGAGTGATGCCCAATGACCTATGAAGAAAAGAAACAATGGCTCCGTCAGTACGAACGCGCCAAGAAAAAAGAGCTGCATCTGACCCACGAGCTTCAGGAAGCAGAGTTTGACTATGGCCGCATGACGCAGACACTTTCCTCGGTGCCGGGAGGTGGCGGCGATGGACAGGCGCTTCCTCGTGCTGTGGAACGAGTAGAAAAAGCAAAGCAGGCTTTGGACGCACAAATCTTGTTTTGCGACGATCTCCATGCCGAAATCACGGCAGTGCTTCTCAGCTTGGAAGACCCCGACGATTACGAGATTTTGAAGCTGAGGTATCTTCACTTCAAGACATGGGAAAGCATTGCAGCTGAAATAAAGCTCTGCCTCCGTCAAATCTACCGCCGCCATCATCGCGCCATTGATGCGCTGAATCTATAATGTCAGTCAATGTCACCTAGAAGTCATTTTATGTCACTCCACGTTATGCTAAAATAGTACCATCGGCAGAGCCGGAAAGGCCACCCGATACACGCAGCCTCCGCACCATGTCATCCTTGACGCTTGACCGCATGGTGTGCGGGCTGCTTCTATTATGCCGCCTGAGCGCAATTTGGTGCGCGGCGCGTGTGACCAGACACGGCTGGTTCGATTCCAAGGGCGGCACCATGACGCTGCGCCCCGCCGCAGCAACAGCCTGACGCATGGCCTGCGAAACCGCTTGGGGCTGGCGTGCCGGATGGGAGTTCCTCCTTCTCCCCGTGAGAGTCCGGCACACCACCGGAGGCCCCGGAATCCGCAGTGGGTTCAAGGATACCCCACCGGATGTGCGTCAATCACCCTGCACAGAAATGTGCGGGGATTTTTTATGCAGCTTCTGCCGTTCGGAAACCCCGGGCGGCTTTTTCATACCCCCGGGGTCTGCAAAAGTACCCCTTCCCTCAAAAAGACCTCCCTCTCCGGGCATGACCCGGCGGGGCAAAGGAAGCCGAAGCTTCGAGGACCACCGCACAGCACGTCAGCAAAAGGAGGCTGCATCCTAATGGCAGGCAGGACACCGCGCCGCAACGAGCGGCCAGACCACGACGGCACACACCGTCTGGCCTTTGAGCGGAACAAAAAGAAGATCTATGCGACGCAGACCGTTTGCGGCATCTGCGGCAAGCCGGTCGATTTCAGCTATAAGTTCCCGCATCCGCTCTCGCCCTGCATCGACCACATCATCCCCGTCGTCAAAGGCGGACACCCCAGCGACCTTGACAATCTTCAGCTCGCGCATTTCTGCTGCAACCGGGCCAAGAGCGACAAGCTGGTGGCCCGCAGCGGAAAGGCTCAGGAGCAGGCTGTCGATTCGCCGCGCGTTCTGCCCCTGTCCCGTGACTGGACGACCTACCGCAGCCGATAGGGGGGATGACCCCCTCCCCCTGCCCTCACCGGACTCCCCAGCCGTCACTGGGAATATTTTCTCACGAAAAGGAGGAATCCCCCATGAGCCAGACCCGCGGCATGGCCTATCTCCGCCGCAAGCTGGAGCTGAAGCGCAGCCGGGTGCTTACCCGCTATAAATACTATGAGATGAAGAATGCCGTGAAGGACTTCGGCATGGTCACGCCGCCCGAGTTCCGCACCTTCAGCGAGGTGCTGGGCTGGTGCGGCAAGGCTGTGGATTCGCTGGCCGATCGGCTCATTTTCCGGGAGTTCCGGCAGGACAACTTCGACCTGAACAGCATCTATCTCCAGAACAATGCAGACATCCTTTTCGACAGCGCTGTCCTTTCGGCCCTTATCTCGAGCTGTTCGTTCCTGTACATCTGCGCCGGTGAAGACGGCTTTCCCCGCATGTCGGTGCTGGACGGCGGCAATGCCACCGGGATCATCGACGATGTGACCGGTCTGCTGACCGAGGGCTACGCCGTTCTGGAGCGGAACGCCGACAACGGCACGCCCACGCTGGAGGCCTACTTCACGGCTGGCAGCACCTGGTACTATCCCAAGGGCGAAAAGCCTTACCTTGTGGCCAACCCCGCCCCCGCGCCGCTGCTGGTACCCATCTGCTACCGCCCGGATGCTGCCCGGCCCTTTGGCCACAGCCGCATCTCCCGGGCCTGCATGGGCCTGCAGCAGGGCGCACTGCGCACTCTCAAGCGCAGCGAGATCAGCGCCGAGTTCTACTCTTTTCCGCAAAAGTACGTTCTGGGGACCTCCGGCGACGCCGACCCGATGGACAAGTGGAAAGCCACCATTTCCTCCCTGCTGGAGATCTCCAAGGACGAGGACGGCGACCATCCGGTGGTCGGGCAGTTTACTCAGCAGAGCATGAGCCCCTATACCGAGCAGCTGCGCACCTTCGCGGCACTGTTCGCGGGAGAGACCGGCCTGACGCTGGACGATCTGGGGTTTGTCACCGACAATCCCTCCAGCGCAGAGGCCATCAAGTCCAGCCACGAGACGCTGCGTCTGGCCGCCCGCAAGGCACAGCGGACCTTCGGCAGCGGCTTTCTCAATGCCGGTTATCTCGCCGCCTGCCTGCGGGATGATTTTGCCTATCAGCGCCGCCAGCTCTATCTGACCCGCCCCGTCTGGGAGCCGGTCTTTGAGCCGGACGCCGCCACCCTCTCCGGTATCGGCGATGCCGTGGGCAAGGTCAACGCTGTCATCCCCGGCTATTTCGGAAAAGAGAACCTGCGCGACCTGACCGGCGTGCAGGCCGAGGGATGAGCAGATGGACAAGCAGGATATTGCCCCCGCGCTGCTGGGGCGCATCCGAGCCGACTTTCTCCGCCTGCTGAAGAGCGCTGCTCCTTCGGCGGCCACTTACCCTGCGGCTCTGGACTACGCTGACCTTGTCGGCGGCGCTCTGGCCGAGGCGTTCCGTCTCCATCTCAGCGCCGACACGCTTCCGGATGGACGGATGTACTGGAACATCGCCGACCGCGTCCTCCGCCCCCTGCTGGAGGAGAACCATGCACTGGTGGCTGACGCCGCTGCTGCCGTACAGCAGCAGCTCAACGAGGCGGCCGGTCTCCGTCTGCTGGCCCAGCGCGTCCCGGTGGATGAGGACCGCATCGACGGCATCCTGAACAAGGTCTGCGCCGCCGAGCACTACGAGGATGTGGCCTACATGCTGGATGAGCCGGTACGGACTTTCTCCCGGATGGCAGTAGACGATACCCTGAAAGCCAACGTGCAGTTTCAGGGCCGGGCCGGTCTGCATCCCCGCGTCGTGCGGCGCACCACCGGGAGCTGCTGCGAATGGTGCAGCAGGCTTGCCGGAAGCTACGACTATCTCCATGTACCTGCCGACGTCTACCGCCGCCATGAGCGCTGCCGCTGCAAGGTCGAGTATGACCCGGGCGATGGCCGCAGGCAGAATGTGTGGGATAAGAAGTGGACGGAGGATCCCGAAGCCCTTCAGGCTCGCAAAGAATTTGCGGAGTCTCCACTTGTCACTAAAGTCCGCTTTCCGAAAGAGGCCTCTCTGCAGAACGTCCTCCTAGAATATCTGCGGACGGCTGCTCCGGGAGTCGGTTCCATCTCATACGATGCTGGTTACGATATGGTCCGCCATGCAGACGAAGTAAAAACAGCACAATGGCTGCACGCCCATTTGGGCGGCGACATCGTGCTGTTGAACGAAGCAAATAATTATAAAGCGATGACTCCAGACTACATCTGGAACGACAAGCTCTGGGATTTGAAAACGGTTTCTACAGAAAAGTCCGCAAACAGCGCTGTTCGGCATGGTTTGAAGCAGATCCAAGAGAATCCCGGCGGAATCATCCTGAACTATGAGCAGAATATGATTTCTCTGGAAACGCTGAAAGATGTCCTACGGAAAAGATTGACTGCCAGTGCGACGCAGGATGTAGACATCCTCGTCATCTGCAAAGAGAAATTATTCACTGTTCAGCGATTCACTGCAAAAAAATAGAGGTGTCGAGCCCCCACCATATAGCGGAGGCGCACCTCATAGCTATTATATAGCACATTTTCGTCTTTTCGTCAATATTACATTTTCATTCTCATAAAGGAGGCCCCGCCGTCATGCCCCGAGCGTCAGAAAAGGCCGTCCCGGAAAAGCTGGGCCGCCAGACGCCCACGGCGGCGGTGGTGCTGCCCTACACCACGACCCACGGGCAGGAGGCCATCGACCTCTACAACACCACCGGGCGTACCGCCCAACAGTGGCAGCAGCTCCTGCTCTACGACATCCTCGCCGAAAACGAGGACGGCCTGTGGGTACATACCAAATTCGGCTACAGCGTCCCCCGCCGCAACGGCAAGAATGAGATCGCCGCCATGCGGGAGCTGTACGGTCTCCAGCGGGGCGAGAACATCCTGCACACAGCCCACCGCACGACCACCAGTCATGCCGCGTGGGAGCGCCTGTGCAGCCTGCTGGACAAGGCCAAGATAGAATACAGATCCATTCGTGCCTCTGGCCGGGAGAGCATCCGGTTGAAAAGCGGTGAGGGCCGCATCGAGTTCCGCACCCGTTCCTCCAAGGGCGGTCTGGGCGAGGGCTTCGACCTGCTCATCATCGACGAGGCGCAGGAGTACACCGACGATCAGGAAAGCGCCCTCAAATATGTGGTCACGGACAGCCGCGACCCGCAGACACTCTTCTGCGGCACACCGCCCACGCCGGTCTCCTCCGGCACGGTGTTCCTCAAACTGCGAAACGCGGCCCTGCAGGGCGAAACACAGAACACCGGCTGGGCCGAATGGGGCGTGGAGCAGCAGACCGACCCCCATGATGTGGCTGCATGGTACGAGACGAATCCCAGTCTGGGTACCATCTTTACCGAGCGCAGCATCACCGACGAGATCGGCTCCGACCCCATTGACTTCAACATCCAGCGCCTCGGCCTCTGGCTGCGGTATAACCAGAAATCGGCTATCAGCAAAGCCGAATGGGAGGAGCTGAAGGTCGCCGCCCTGCCCGAGCTGAAGGGCAGGCTTTATGCGGGCATCAAGTTCAGCCCGGACGGGGCCAGTGCAGCGCTCTCCATCGCCGTCCGTACTGCCGACAACAAAATCTTCGTGGAAGCCATCGACTGCCGCCCCACCCGGGCAGGCAGTGGGTGGCTTTTGGATTTTCTGAGCAAGGCCCAGTTCGCCGCTGTGGCGGTGGACGGTGCCAGCGGGCAGCAGCTCCTGGCCGACGCCATGAAAGCCGCCCATCTCAAAGCGCCCGTCCTTCCTACCGTCAAGCAGATCATCACTGCCAACGCCGCCTTTGAGCAGGCACTGTTTGCGAAATCGCTCTGCCACGCCGGACAGCCAAGCCTTGTGCAGGTGGCTTCCAACTGCGAAAAGCGGGCCATCGGCACCAACGGCGGCTTCGGCTACCGTTCCTTGACCGAGGGAGGCCATATCGAACTGCTGGACAGCATCATCCTCGCCTGCTGGCAATGCTCCGAGGGCAAGGAGAAACGCCGTCAGCGCACAAGCTATTAACTACGCCGAAGCAGGGCCTCCGCCCTGTTTTTATATGCATCTGTCAGAATGGAGGTTTTCTCATGGCAGAATTTGAACCCATCACCACGCAGGAGGCATTCGACGCCGCCGTTGCCGACCGTCTGGCTCCCTTCGCCGACTACGACGACCTCAAGGCGCAGAATGCCGACTATGCCTCCCGCATCCATGCCTTTGAGATGTCGGAGCTCAAGACCCGCATCGCCCACGAGGTCGGCATCCCCTTCGACCTCTCCCAGCGGCTTACCGGTGAGAACGAGGACGCCATCCGCAAGGATGCCCAGTCTTTCGCCAAGCTGCTCAAGCCCCAGACCCCCAAATCGCCCCCGCGCAGCACCGAGCCCGCAGGCGGCAGCAGCCGCCGCGATGCCCTGCGCGCCTTCACCAACAACCTGATGAGCAAAGGAGAATAACACATGGCAGACATTCTGAGCAAGGGCTCCCTGTTCCCCGAGGAGCTGATCCCCGACTTTATCAAGAAGACCACCGGTGCCTCTGCGCTGGCCAAGCTGTGCAGCGCCACCCCCATCCCCTTCAACGGCGTCAAGGAGTTCACCTTCTCCCTCGACAAGGAGGTGGACATCGTAGCAGAGAACGGTGCCAAGACCAAGGGCGGCCTGACCGTCGACCCCATCACCATCGTCCCCATCAAGATCGAGTACGGTGCCCGCATCTCGGACGAGTTTCTCTACGCCTCCGAGGACGCGCAGCTGGACTACATGAGCGCCTTTGCCGACGGCTTTGCCAAGAAAGTCGCCAAGGGCCTCGACCTGATGGCCTTCCACGGCGTCAATCCCCGCACCGGCACGGCCTCCTCCGTCATCGGCACCAATCACTTCGACTCCAAGGTGACGCAGGCTGTGACCATCTCCTCCGGCGACAAGCCCGATGAGAACATTGAGGCCGCCATCGCGCTGGTGCAGGGCGCAGACCGGGACGTCACCGGCATGGTGCTGGCCCCGGCCTTCAAGTCCGCTCTGGCCAAGCAGACCACCGCCGACGGCGCAAAGCTTTACCCCCAGCTGGCATGGGGCGCAAATCCCGGCGAAGTGAACGGCCTGCGGGTGGAGTCCACCTCCAACCTGTCCTCCGGCTCCAGCCTCGACCGCGCCCTTGTGGGCGATTTCGTCAACTGCTTCAAGTGGGGCTATGCCAAGGAGATCCCCATCGAGGTCATCCGCTACGGCAACCCCGACAATGATACTCAGCTGGGCGACCTGAAGGGCCACAATCAGGTCTATCTGCGCGGTGAGGCCTACATCGGCTGGGGAATCCTCGACCCGTCTGCCTTCGCCCACATCAAGACCGGCGAGTAAGGAGGACATGACCATGCTGTATCGCAACAAAAAAACCGGCGCTGTTATCGAAACGGACTGCCTCATCTCCGGCGGCGACTGGGAACCTGACAGGGCAGATGCCGCGCCGGACGCCACGTCCGAGGCCGACACCGGGGCCGACTCTCCCGCTGCCAAGTCCAAGCGGAAAGGCAGGGCGACGGTATGACCTACGCCACCGTGGACGACATGACCACCCTCTGGAGGCCCATGACGGAGGCAGAGCAGGCCCGCGCCGGCCCTCTGCTGGAGGTCATCTCAGCCAGCCTTGATGTTGAGGCCCGCAAGGTGGGCAAGGACCTGCCCGCACTGGTCGCTTCGGACTCTGCACTGGCTCTGGTGGCCAAGAGCGTCGCGGTCGATGTGGCTGCACGGGCGCTGATGACCAGCACCGATCAGGAGCCGATGACCCAGCTGACGCAGGCCGCAGGCGGCTATTCCGCCTCCGGCTCCTTTCTCGTTCCCGGCGGCGGCCTGTTCATCAAGAAGTCTGAGCTGGCCCGGCTGGGGCTGCGCCGCCAGCGGATGGGGGTGATCGAGCTGTATGGCAGCTCTGATTAAGGGCATCCCGGTCACGCTTTACGAGCGCACCAAGACCGGTGAGGATGCATTTCACGAACCCGTCTACGCCGAAACGCCGGTCACAGTCGAAAATCTGCTCATTACGCCTGTTGACTCTGCGGCATCGCCCACAGAGCTGCAGCTTTCCGGGCGTCATCTGGTTTATGAGCTTTGCATCCCCAAGGCCGACACTCACAAATGGGAGGGCTGCGCTGTGGAGTTTTTCGGGAAGAGATGGAGAGTCATGAACGGCGTGCAGCAATACATCACCCAGCTCACGCCTCTGGACTGGGATAAGAAAGTACAGGTGGAGCGGTATGAATGATTTTCACTTTGAGCTCAACCGTGAGGGTGTCCGGAAACTGCTGAAGAGTAAAGAGATGCAAAACGGCCTTTCCTCCGTCGCTTTTGCGGCGCAAAGCCGTCTGGGCGATGGATATACGGCCAGTTACTACACGGCGGACACCCGCGTGGTGGCTAAGGTGAGCGCCGAAAGCCCTGCCGCCCGCAAGGAAAACGCCGAGACCAACTCCATCCTGAAAGCGCTGAAGTGACTATGATCGAAGAAATCATCCTCAATTATCTGCGGGAAAGCAGTTTTTCCTGCTATCTGTCCGTGCCGGAGGAGCCCTCCGGCAATTTTGTTGTGCTGGACAAGACCGGCTCCGGCCACGACGAGGGGCTTTTCCACGCCACGCTGGCCGTGCAGTCCTACGGAAAGAGCAAGTTCAGCGCGGCCCAGCTCAGCCACCATGTCGTGCAGGCCATGCTGGATGCCGACACCCTGCCCGAGGTGGTCAGCTGCAAGCTGGTCACTGACTACGATTTTCCCGATACCACCCGGAAGCTGCCCCGCTATCAGGCGGTTTTCGAGCTGGTGCATTACTGAGTTTCTGAAAGGAGCATTTCTTTATGGCAAACGCAAAGAACGTCACCGCCGCAAAGCCCAAGGTCGGCGGCGCGGTCCACCGCGCCCCGCTGGGTACGCCTCTGCCCACCGACGCCAAGAGTGAGCTGGACAAGGCTTTTGAGTCTCTGGGCTACATCTCCAGCGACGGCCTGACCAACTCCAATTCGCCCTCCAGCGAGAACACCACCGCATGGGGCGGCAACACCGTGCTGACCCAGCAGACCGAGAAGCCGGACACCTTCGCCTATACCCTGCTGGAGGCGCTGAACCCGGCCGTGCTCAAGTCGGTGTATGGCGACAAGAACGTCACCGGCACACTGGAGACCGGCATCACCGTCAAGGCCAACAGCGATGAACAGCAGGACTGCTGCTGGGTCATCGACATGGTGATGAAAAACAATGCAGCCAAGCGCATCGTCATCCCGGACGCTGCCGTTTCTGCCGTGGGCGACATCACCTACTCCAACGGCGCGGTGGGCTACAACACCACTCTGACCGCCGTACCTGATGAGCATGGCAACACCCACTATGAGTACATCGTCGCAGCCGGCGCAGAGACGCGGACTGCCAAAGAAGCTAAGGAGGTCGAGGCATGATCACTGCTGAAACCAAGGACGGCTTTGCTGTCGAACTCAGCGAAGAAGCGCTGGACAATGTGGAGCTTCTGGACGCGCTGGCCGAGGTGCAGGACTCCGACGTCCTGTCTCTGGGCCGCACCATCCGCCTGCTGATGGGCAAGGCGCAGGCAAAGAAGCTCTATGACCACCTGCGCACCGAGGACGGCCGCGTGCCGGTCGTTGCCCTGAGCAACGCTCTCGGCGAGCTGATGGAATCCTTCCGTGCCGGAAAAAACTCTTTCTCCTCTCCGGCCTGATCGCATCGGATGAGGGAAAAGACAAGCTTATCTGCGATTTTGCCCAGTATTACCATCTGCTGGACTGGCGCAGCCTGCCGGTGCGGCTGGCGGCCACGCTGGCCGCCGGTCTGCCGCCAGACAGCCGATGCATGATGCATCTGGCCGGGCAGAAGCTGCCGGAAAAGACTCTGATGGATGCCGCCGTGGTGGATGCTCTGCACCGCATCGAATGGCGGCTCATCGGCTGCCCCGGCAGCCGCCCGCCCGACTCCATCCTTGCCGCCCTCACCGATCCCGATACAGGTGACGCCGGCAATGTGCAGAGCTTCGACAGCCCGGAAGATTTTGAGGCGGCACTTGCCGCTATGAAAGGATGTTGAACATGGCAGACGGCATTGAACTCGGCAAAGCTTATGTCCAGATCGTACCCTCGGCCAAGGGCATCAAGGACAGCATCGCCGAAGAGCTGGGCGGCGAAAGCGCCCGCGCCGGTGAGTCTGCCGGACAGCTCTTCACCGGCAAGCTGGTCGGCACCATCAAAACGGTGCTGGGTACTGCCGCCATCGGGAAGATGATCTCCGACTCAGTCAACGCGGGCGGTGCTCTCCAGCAGAGCCTCGGCGGCATCGAAACGCTGTTCAAGGACAGCGCCGACAAGGTCAAGACCTACGCCGCACAGGCCTACAAGACCGCCGGACTTTCGGCCAACGACTCCATGGAGTCCACAACCAGCTTCGCGGCCAGCCTGCTTTCCAGCGTCAGTCGGGACACCGACGCAGCGGCGCAGCTGGCCAACATGGCGATGGTGGATATGTCTGACAACGCAAACAAGATGGGTACCTCGATGCAGGACATCCAGAACGCCTATCAGGGCTTTGCGAAGCAGAACTACACCATGCTCGACAACCTCAAGCTGGGCTACGGCGGTACGCAGGCTGAGATGCAGCGCCTGCTGAAGGACGCCGAGAAGATCTCCGGCGTGAAGTATGATCTGGGCAATCTGGCCGACATGTACAGCGCCATCCATGTCATCCAGACCGAGCTGGACATCACCGGAACCACGGCCAGGGAGGCCACCACCACCCTGACCGGCTCCTTTGCCTCCATGAAGGCCGCTGCCCAGAATGTTCTGGGACAGATAGCGCTGGGCGAGGACCTGCAGCCCTCGCTGGAGGCCCTTGTGGAGACGGCCCGCACCTATCTGGTGGACAACTTTCTCCCGCTGGTCGTCAATGCGGTCGGCGGCATCCCGGAAGCCATCGCTGCGCTGGTCCCGGCCATCCTTCAGACCGGCACGGAGCTGCTGCAGAATCTCACATCCGGGTTTACCGCAGGCATCCCGGATTTTTTGTCGCAGGCGCTGCCCGCTGTCCTCTCCTTCACCGAAGAGCTGCGGGCGAATTTCGGTGATTTTGTCTCGGCAGGCATCGACCTCATCCTCAGCCTTGCAAACGGGCTGGTGGAGGGCCTGCCGCAGCTCTTCGCCTACATTCCCGATATTGTCATCAATATCGCGGGCCTCATCAACGACAATGCACCGAAAATTTTAGCCGGTGCGGTCGGCCTCATGGTGCAGCTGGGCAAAGGCCTTATCGACAGCATCCCTCTCATCATCCAGAATATGGGCAAGACCGTGGAGGCCATCGTCTCGGTGATCTCCGCCTTCAACTGGCTGGATCTCGGGGCAAACATCCTGAAGGGGCTGGCCAGCGGAATCAAAAGCATGGCGTCGTCTGTGACGCAGGCCATGCAGCAGGGCATCTCCGGCGCGATCAGCTGGATAAAATCCCTGCCCGGGCAGGCTGTGCAGTGGGGCAAGAATCTCATTCAAAGCTTTATCAGCGGCCTGAACGGCACCGGCACGGCGGCGACCATCGCCACCGCCGGCATTCAGGTCGCTAAGACCGCTGCACAGCCTGACACCGACTGGACCCTCAGTGACGATGTGGTGGATAAGGCCGAGGTCAATGCTTTCAGGATGCAGAACCTCGCAAAGCAGGTCGAGGACACCATCCCGGCCTACACCAAGTCCGGCGACGCTGCGGCGGCAGCGGCCCAAAAGGCCGGCTCTGCCGCAAAGACTGCCGCCTCGGTGGTGAACTCCTACAGCGACACGGCCTATGAGGTCGTCGGGAACACCAAGCGCACCATCCAGACCATCAACGAAACGCTGTCCAACGGCACCACCCAGCAGAAGCAGACCATCACCTCCACCAGCCGCGAGATGGTGGACGGCGTCCTCAAGAATGTAAAGACCGTGGAGACCATCGCGGCGGACGGCAAGCGGACGGTCAGCCAGACCATGGAGACCGTGCGAGACGTAGTGAACACCGTGACGGCCACCATCACGGCCCTCGCGGACGGGGTCAAGACCACCACCCAGACCGTGACCAAGACCCTCGCGGACGGCACCACCGAGCAGCAGCGCGTTATCACCCAGACGCAGGACAAGGTCATCGACGGAGCGCTCCGCACGGTGGAGACCGTCAAGACCATTGCCGCCGACGGCACCGAGCAGGTGGCCGAGACCATCAAGGACAGCGCCGCCAAGACACTGGACGGCCTCTGGTCTGCCCTCAAAGACCGGGCCAACGAGGGCATTCTCGGCACGGTGGGCACCCTGTGGGACGCGGTAAAGAGCGGAGACTGGCTCTCCATCGGCAAGTGGGCGGCATCTGCCCTCTACTCGGGCCTGACCGCCGACCAGAAGCAGCAGCTCTCCAGCTTCGCCCTGAGCATGGTGGACGGGCTTGACGGCGTTCTCGGACAGGGCGCACAGGGGCTGGCGCAGGGCGCGGCTTCTCTGGGACAGCAGCTCTTCGAGGGCATTACCGGCCGCTTTGGCGACGTTGCCTCTCTGGCCGGGCAGCTGAGCGGCACCCTGCAGGACACCTTCGCGGCTCTTAAAGGCCCCCTCGGCACAGCGGCCAAGGCCATCAGCACAGCCCTCTCGGGCAACCTGCTCTCGGCCTTCCCCACCATCTTCGCCGCGATGGGTACCCTCGTCACTACGGTCGGCTCTGCCTTTGTCGCCATGCTGGAGTCTATCGGTGCGGCCATCTCGGCTACCGGCATCGGCCTGCCTGTGGGTGCTATGGTCATCGCTGCAGGCGTCGCTCTGGCTGTGGCCATCGCGGCCATTGCCATGAAGCTGGGGAGCAGCAGCAGATCTTCCGTGAAGACGCCCAACAGCAGCTCCGGCTCCGGAAGCGCCGTCACCGCCCCCAGCTACTCGCTGTGGGACTACGAGAAAGAAACCGCTCGGCCTGAGCGCAAGCCCCGGCCCTCGTATGAGATCAACCAGTATATTTACTCCAAAGCGCAGACAGCGGCTGACCTGATGCGCGAAGCACGATACGAACAGGAAAGGGCGGTGCTTGCCGGTGTTTGATGCCATCTTTACCGCCAGCAGCGGCCAGAGCTTAAGCTTCGGCTACAAGGCAGGCGTGCTCTACAGCATCGACCCCATCGGCGATCTGCCGGTGGAGCTGGAGACCAGTCAGGGCTACCAGCAGGTGGGTGCCACCGTGGAGAGCCGCAGCATCTCCGGCGTGACCCGCACCATTACCGGGCGCATCCTGCGGAATACTGCCTATCTCAAGCGTCAGCTGCGGGATATTTTCACCCCCGGGGCCACCGGGCGGCTGACCGTGGCCGGAAAATACTACTGCGACGCCGAAGTGCAGCGCTGCCCCGCCATCAGTGCCGCAAACCTCTGGCCCACCTTCAGCTTTCAGCTTTACTGCCCGAATCCCTACTGGCGCAGTGTTTCCGAGACCAGCATTTCGCTGTTCTATACGCAGCCTGCGTTCCGGCTGCCCGTCTGCTATAGCACCCACCAGTTCGGCCTGCGCATCCAGTCGGATTTTCTCAAGCTCAGCAACCCCGGCCCGGACACGCAGGATTTTGTGCTGACGCTGACTGCGCAGGGCGTCGTACGAAACCCCGGCGTGCGGGATCTTGCTACCGGAGAGTATCTTCGTTTTCTCACCGAGATGCAGGACGGCGACGTCATTCGGCTCTGGCGGGAGGACGGGCGGCTGCGCATCGAGCAGATCATCGACGGCGAGACCTTCAATGCCTTCGAGCTGTTGGATGAGAGCAGCACCCTCTGGACGCTGCGTCACGGCACACGGGCATGGATACGCACTGCCGACAGCGGCATGACGGCGCTCTATCTGACCCTGAGTTTCAGCGCAGCGTATGCATCTCTTGTAGTGGAGGAAAACTCATGAGCGGCGAAAAAGCATCTGCCCTGACTGCCAGCGGTACAAAGACGATCTTTGTCTATGGCCCCGAGCTGAAGCTTCTGGGGCGAATCGAGAGCTGGGTGTCGCTGGTCTGGCCGGAGCGGTACAACACCTACAAGAACGTGCAGGGGGCGCAGCTGGAGCTTCATGAATCTACCAGCCTGCAGGCCCTCTGCCGCCCCGACCGGTATCTCTGGCTGGCCGGCAGCGAGCACCTCATGCGGATATGCTCCGCCCAGACCTCCGACCACCGCCTTGTGGTCTCTGCCCGCGACGCAGCCTACATCCTCGACGAGCGCAGCAGCCTCCAGACCCTGAAGAATTTTTCGGCAGAGACGACGCTCCGCCAGCTGGTCACGGCCATGGAGCCGTGGCCCGGCGTCGAGCTCGGCGACCTGGCCGAGATCACCGACACCTACACCGGTGAGGCCGCACCCGGCAGTCTGCTGGATGTGGCCGAGCAGGTATGTCAGGAACTGGACATCGGCTTCCGGCTCCGGTTCGACCCGGCAGAGAAAAAGCTGCTGTTCGAGCTGTACCGCCCTCTGCTGGACCGGAACGCCCGCTATGCGCCCCAGTACGGCAACCTTACCGATCTGACCTACACCGAGAGCACGGCCGATTATAAGAATGTGGTGATCGTGGTAGGCGGCGACGCCACCGTCACGGTGGGCGCAGAGAGTGCAGCAGGAATTGCCCGGCGTGAGCTGGTGGTGGATGCCGCCAGCCGCACCAGAAGCAGCAGCCAGACCCAGAGCGACTACCTCGAAAGCCTGAAAGCCCTCGGAACGCAGGAGCTGGCCAAGCACACTCGGCTTGAGAATTTCCGCTTTACCCCTACGGATGAGGTCACGGTGGGCAAAGTCGTCGCCGCGAGCCTGCCGGGTACCGACATTCAGGCCGCCGCCCGCATCACGTCCATCACCCTGACATCCCAGAAGGGCGAGAACAGCGTCTCTACCGAGATCGGAACACCTATCATCAGGAGAAGAACATGAAGCTTGTGACATACCCCCTCGACGGGGTGACTTACAGTGCCGAAGATGTGGCCGCTTATCTATGCACCCGCACCTCCGGCGTCTACTCTCGCGATTCAAACTTTGCTGTGACCGTCAGTGGCCCCCGGGAGATCACCGTCTCCCCCGGTCTCGCGTGGATCAACTACGACGACTTCAAGGGCATCTCTGTCTGCGCCCGGGAGCGCGGCACGCTGACGGTACCCGACGCAGACGATATGCTGCCCCGCATCGACCGGGTAGTGCTCCAGTTTGATGCCAATGCCAATCTGACGGCTCTGAAGCTCAAGCCCGGCACTCCGGAGGCCGAGCCCACTGCCCCGGAGCTGATCCGGACGCACTTCATCTATGAGCTGTGTCTGTGTGAGATCTCCGTTCCGGCCGGCAGTGCAGAGATCACTGCCGCATCCCTCACCGACACCCGCACCGACGAAGCCCTCTGCGGCCTCATGCGGGACGGCGTCACCGGCATCCCCATGGAGGCGCTGGGCGCACAGGCACTGGCGAAAGCCAAAGAGACGGCGGCTCTCTGCGACAGCCTGCTGGCCAGCTACAGCGGCGGCTATCTCGGCATCTGGCCTGTGACCCTCCCGGCAGACGGCTGGGCCGAATGCACCGACGTACCCGGCTACGCCTACAAGCAGACGGCCCAGCTGCGGGCAGCGAGAGAGGCAAACGTCCCCTCCGCCGTACCCACCCCGGAGACCTTCACCGTGGCGGTGGCGGCGGGGCTTGCAGGCGTCTGCGAGACCGGGGCGGGTACTGTCACCTTCTGGGCCGAGAACGTCCCGGAGGGGGACATCCAGATGCAGGTGAGCCTGCTGGGCCAAATCGCCGACAGCAGCAGCACCGAGACCGACGACACCAGCGCTCTGGGCGACACCACCCTGGGCGATATGACCTTATAACGGAGGCGCAGCATGAAGTATACCAAGCATCATTTTTCCAGCGGCATGAAGATCAACCTCGCCAGTGTACTCAACCGGATGGAGGACGGCATCGCCGCCGCCTGCGGCGCGGCGGTGGAGGGCATCGGCACCGTGACCACCGGCGACACACCTGCCGCCGGCATCCGGGACGGCAAGCTCAGCCTGACCCTGCCCAAGGGCGAGCCCGGCCCCCAGGGCGAGCAGGGGCCGCAGGGCGCAAAGGGCGACCCCGGCACCGGCCTGACCGATCCTGCCAAAGCCGCCATCCTCTCCCTTCTGGCCGGAGAGGCCGAGGACAGGGACGCCGCCCTCAAGGCCCTGCGGGAAGAGTGGGGCCTCGCCGAGCCGGACGACACCACCCCCGAGGCCGCAGACGCAGACGAGGGGGTGCTGTAA